AAATCACCTCCAATTGAGTATAATGGATTTCCTTTTCTATCCAAATATTTTTGTAACTTGTCCCAATCATTTCCAAAAATTTCAAATGATAGAATATGAAGAACTTTTGGTTCTTCGGAATTTTTTAATTTTTCAAATTGGTTTTCCGTGATAATTATTTTCATATCCTATAAATATATGTCACCACCAATATTAACCATTTGTATTATTTCTTGACTGGTATGTTTATTTGATATTGGTGTATCTTCTAAATCTAAATCACCCCCAACCGATGTTAGATTTCCCAATGATTCAATTGGTGTATTTTGTAAATTTAAATCACCTTCAACTAATGTTAAATTTCCCAATGATTCAATTGGTGTATTTTGTAAATCTAAATCACCTTCAACCGATGTTAGATTTCCCAATGATTTAATTGGAGTATTTCCTAAATTTAAATAACCCCCAACCGATGTTATATTACCTAATGATTGAATTTTAGATTTGTATAAATATAAATCACCTCCAACCGATGTTAGATTTCCCAATGATTCAATTGGTGTATTTTGTAAATCTAAATAACCACCAACTGATGTTAAATTTCCCAATGATTCAATTTGAGTATTTCGTAAATATAAATAACCTTCAACCGATGTTAGATTTCCCAATGATTGAATTGAAATATCTTCTAAATCTAAATCACCTCCAACTGAATATAATGGATTTCCTTTTCTGTCTAAATATCTTTGCATCCTGTCCCAATCATTTCCAAAAATTTCAAATGATAGAATATGGAGAACTTTTGGTTCTTCGGAATTTTTTAGTTTTTCAAATTGGTTTTCCGTGATGATAATTTTCATATACTATAAATATATATCACCTTCAATATTAACCATCTGTTTAATTTCTTGTTCGGAATGTTTATTTGATATTGGTGTATCTTCTAAATATAAATCACCCCCAACTGATTTTAGATTTCCCAATGATTCAATTGGAGTATTTTGTAAATTTAAATCACCTTCAACTGATGTTAAATTTCCCAATGATTGAATTGGAGTATTTTCTAAATATAAAATACCTCCAACCGATGTTAAATTTCCCAATGATTTAATTGAAGATTCATATAAATATAAATCACCCCCAACCGATGTTAGATTTCCCAATGATTCAATTGGAGTATTTCGTAAATCTAAATAACTACCAACCGATGTTAAATTCCCCAATGATTTGATTGGAGTATTTTGTAAATCTAAAGAACCCTCAACCGATTTTAGATTCCCCAATGATTCAATTGGAGTATGTCGTAAATATAAATTACCTCCTACCGATGTTAGATTTCCCAATGATTGAATTGGTGTATCTTGTAAATCTAAATCACCTTCAACCGATGTTAAATTTCCCAATGATTCAATTTTATATCCATATAAATCTAAATCACCTCCAATTGAGTATAATGGATTTCCTTTTCTATCCAAATATTTTTGTAACTTGTCCCAATCATTTCCAAAAATTTCAAATGATAGAATATGAAGAACTTTTGGTTCTTCGGAATTTTTTAGTTTTTCAAATTGGTTTTCCGTGATGATAATTTTCATATACTATAAATACCATATAAAACAAAAAAACCAACTATTAAAGTTGATCTTCTTTTATCTGTTCAAGAGTTTTAAAATATTCAACCCTTGTCTTTGCAATTTCAGTATAGTTTGGTGATAACTCAATACCTAACCATCTTCTTCCGAGTATTTCCGCAGCAACTAATGTTGTTCCACTACCGGCAAACGGATCAAGAACTACATCGTTTTTGTAGGATAGTATTTTGATTGCCTTTGAGGGAATGTCAAGTGAAAACGTCGCCTTGGTGAGTGATTTAGTATCTGCAAAGTAATTCCACTGACCAAAAACAAGTTCCATAAACTCTTTCTTATCTGTCTCTTCATATACAACTTTCTTTTTTATGGTTCCATCCTCCTGTTCAATTTCAGTAGGTGTCCCTTTCCATTGTGGTTCTCCTTTAACCTTTTTAATGTGGTGTTTTTTATATGCAAGTATTACACATTCCTTTGGATTATAGATATATGGTCCGCTACAAGACATATAACTACCCCACGCAGTTGTCTTACTTCTATGTGGTGATTGTTCCTCTAAATCCACAATTCCAAAAAATTTAAATCCAACCTGTTTCATTATCTGATAAAATTCTGAAACAAAAAACACTCTACCCCCTCGTTCACGAACATTAGTTTCGTAAGGGATATTAATAGAAACCCTACCATCATCTTTAAGTAATCGGTAAGCTTGTGTTAACCATTCTTTAGTCCAATCCCAATACACATCCATATCTAAAGTATCTATGTGTGTATCATAATTAATCCCTACGTTATAGGGAGGCGATGATATCATCAAATCCACCGATCCTTCAGGTAATGTTTTCATCACCTCAATACAATCCCCATTTATTATTTTCCCTGTCTCTATCATTATTTTTCTCTATTACAAACTCTCTAATAAATCCCACACCTCATTTGAAAACGATTCATACATATCTCCGTTCTCATCATCCGATAAGTCAACGATGTATTCGTCAACACAAAAATCAACAATTATTTCGTATGTTTCTCCAAGCGTTTTTTCATCACTTTTTAAACCCTCATATAAATTGAGAATGCGGTTTTTTTGTTCTTCAGTTAATTTCATCTTTATTTATTCTCCAATGTTTTAATGTGATGATCTAAATAAAATTTTGCCTTCTTTAAATCTTCCAATTCTTTATCTTTATTCTTCTTGCCTGCCCTTGAAATGTATTTTATTGTATTACCAAGCGAGAATCCCAATTCCCAAGCGTCAATCACCTTTATGGTTTCATAAACATTATTTCCTCCCCCATAATGTTCTGGGTGATTCACTTGTTCTTTTTTAATTGGTGGCATATTTTTATATACCAAATCGTCATCTTTTTCCATAATCACCTCAACTTCCTTTTTGTGAGCCCAAAACACCCCATCAATATAATAGGTATTAAATCCTTTCCAGTCAAATGAATCAATTACTTTATCAACACCTTCCGTTGGATCCTTCGTAGATTTATAATCGTCCAAATAAATTATACCATCATCATTAACAAAATGGACAACATTATTAATATCTTCCCTAACGCAATCCTCCAAATGACATCCATCAATTTCAATAAAATCAAATTTTATATTTGCGGTATCCAAAACTCTTGGGAGAGTATCTCCTGAATCGCCGGGAAATAAATGTAAATGAATATTCCAATTCGCAAAATGGTTTTTCATAATCTCAAAGTTCGTTGTTGTGCAACCATATTTGCAACTATCAAAAATAAAAAATCTAATTGGATTTTTATTATACGAACTATCCTCCTGAATTAATTTGGTTAATGTATTACAGATTATCATTGCTGAATGTCCTTCATTAAACCCTATCTCAATAATATTTTTTGGTTTTGTTTGAGATATCAAATCTTGTAGTGTGTGCATTCTTTCAGGATACCAACTAATGTTTCCTTCACCACCACCTAAAATCATTCCTTTTAGTAAGTCCATATTATTTCTTGTCTTGATATCCTAGATTCATTGTATCTTTATTCACCACAAACCGAAGTTTCACTATTTGAAGTTTATCTTTTCCGTAAGATTGTTTAATCTCAAAGTTTAACCCTTTAACATCAAATTTAAGTGTTTGAATAACCACTCCTGTAGGATCCAAATATTCAATTGTAACACCAACGATATTTAATAAATCCTTTGGGTTGTATGATTGTTGGACTGTTTCATAAAATTCAGTTAGGAATATGATTTCTTCACCTTCATTATACATTTTATATTTCCTAAATAAGAATGGCTCAATATCCATACCATCCAATTTAATAATCCAACGATTACATCTTAATGGTTCAATCAATGGGAACCGTTCTGCTAATTGTGTCATTTGTTTTTGTTTATATATTTTATGATTTCATCCTCCGTTTTTCCTTCACAGAACATTTTGAAAACCTCCGTTGAGAAGTCATCACTTGTGAAGATTGCCTCTGCCGATAAATAACTTGATAAGTTATTGAGATTTTTGATGATGTTATCCTTTTTGAGTATTCTCTTGTTGAATCCCATCTTTATTATCTTTTAGGTTGTAATACATTTCTCTAACCTTTTTTCCCAATTCAATATCGTTTGGGTTTTCCTTAACTAATTGTTCCAAAATTTTTAAGTTATCCATTTTTATTTAATTTCAATTCGTAACATTTTTTTTTCTTTTTCATGTATTTCTTGATTAACATAGGAAATAAGTTTTCTTTTAAATAAGGGTAGTAATGTTTCATTGATTGGAAAAATATCACTACACTTCATTTCAAATACGGGTAATGTTGATCTTTCCGCTTCATCACTCCATTGAGAAAGTGTATTAATTATTTTTGGTATTGTCAACTTACCTTTTGGTTCCGAATAAATTAAATTAACGAGGGTTTTTTTCTCCATTGATCCTCTTGATGCCGGAGTTACATTGTATTCCCAAACATATAGATTATTTGTTTTCTTTTCGTAATAGAAAAAATAACCTTTATTTGTTAATAGATTTTTTTTGTTTTTCTTAATTTTAACCTCAATTGTGTCAAACACAACAGCCCATACAGATTTTGCAATGTTGAAATACTCCATCATTCTTGGTGCGGAGAATTTCAAGATACTATTAAATTCTTGGGATTCTTCCTGATTCATTTCAGGAATTTGTTTAATCTTCAAATCTTTAACAAGAAGTTCATCATCAATAGTGTCAAACTTCTTATCAGTATAGATTAATTTTTTGTCTTTAATTAGGGTTTGGATACTTGCCAAATGAAGTGATATTTCAATAAACCCGGGATATAATTCCATATTATCAAGTTTTTCACCCATTTTTTGGAAGTAACTCAATAACTTATATTCTTTATGTTCCTGATCAATTGGTTTTTCAAATAACCAATCGGTTTCCATTACAAATTCAATACCTTTGTTTTTTTTTCTTTTTGCCATTTAAACAAATATAATAAAGGTTTTGTTATCAGTAAATTATTTTTCATAAGTCATAACAATATAATCTGTTCCACCAACGGTAATACTATCATATGAACCATCATAACTACTTAAAGTCCCATAATCCTCGTTATTCGCCATATCTTCAATAAATTGTCCTTCATCTATGAAATTATCCATAGTTAAACCATAATCAGCAATCCACCTCATCGGATCTCTCAATATTTCACGTCTTCTATCGTCAACCGCATTTTCAATATCATCTTCATTTAAATCACCATCAGGATTTTCTTCAATTTCCTGTATTTCATATTCAATATCTACAATTCTACTATCACGATCATCTTGATGATCTTCAGTGTCTTCATCATCATATATCTTACCTGGTTGAGTAACGACTCCGTCTTTATACAATACCCATTCATCTCCTTCATATCTTAATTGGAATTCGTATTCTTCATCTTCGTCCATAAAATCAAATATTTTACCATTATCTTCTCTCGTTGGATATTTGATTGGGAATCTTATACCTTCATTCTCGTATACCCACTTTTCCATTTTAAGAACCCAAATTTCTTCTTCTTGACTTTTACTTAATTCTCTACCAATATCATAACTTTCGGGATCGTCATATATCTGTTCTCTCATATCGTCCGTTAAATAATCGGCAACCTCGTCTCCATCAATATAGTTTTCAACGGTAGATGTGTTGAATCCTCTATATCCCGCATCATCCAACAAACCTTTTACCCAATCTTTCAATGATTCGTCCGCTTCAGATGTTGTCCCAACCGCAATTTTATATTCGGAAATATCATCATATGTTGTCTTAAAGGATGTCATATCATAGTGTCCGTATTTTTCAGGTATTAACCCATATACATCATTATTTTTAATTGTTAAATCATCAATTTCTTCTTGTAATTCATCAATTCTACCTTGTAGTTCATCCCAAACTTCTTGCCAATCATCATTTGATGTATCGTAATCCTGTTGTTGTTGTTCTAAACTATCTAATTCTTCTTGTTTGTCCTTTAATTCTTGTTTTTCTTCTTCATCCATTGCCGCAATCTCACCATTTTGAACCAAGTAGTCAAACGCAGCATTCGCCTTTAACCCTATCTCATCAATGTTTGGATTATCAATATCCCATTCACCATTTTGTCTTCTTTCATCGGCTTCCAATTCTTCCATTCTTCTCTGTCTTGCTTTCTCGGCATTGTCCAAAGGTGTTGACCAATATGACGAATATCCTTTAATCGTAACACCTTTTAAAGTTTCAAGTGATGATCCGTGAGCATTTAAACCTCCATCAATATATATTGTCCCTAAATTTTTAACAGGTAATCCAACAATATCTAAATTACCTTTAACTACAATTTTTTTACCTCTAAATCTTCTGGTTTTTTCTAAAATCGCACCATTATAACCTGTTACGGATAATAATTGTTTGTATTCAGATGCCGGAATTTCAATTGTTTCAGATTCTTCTTCGTTAAGTTTGGATTTAATTATTTTGATTAAATCTGATTCGGTAAGTTTAATTACTTTTTTCATATCATATAAATATAATTGAAGTTCCAAAATTATTTACATATTACACATTCATAAGATATTTATTATTATGGGATGTGGTATATATAGAATATTGAACACAAATAATAACAAATGTTATGTTGGAAGTTCTATTAATTTAAAAAGTAGGCAAAACAGACACTTTTGGATGTTGTTAAGGGGTTCTCACGATAACAAGTATCTTCAAAAGTCTTTCAATAAGCACGGTATTGACTCTTTTACCTTTGAAATTCTTGAGGAGTGTGATTATTCAGAACTAATAGATAAAGAAAATTTTTATATTAATAAATATAAATCAAATGATTTAACATTAGGGTATAATTTATCGTTAGTAAATGAATTCAGAAGAAATACATATAACGATGAAGTTAAAATTTCTCTATCAAAATACAACTTAAAAAAAAATAATAACTTTACTAAATACTCATTAACCAATATTTTAACTAATGAGGTATTTATATTTGATACTCTTGTGGAAGGTGCTAATTATTTAATATCTAATGGGTTTGCAAATGGTAAACCAAGAAATGTTAGAATGTCAATATCTAACTCATTAAGAGGTGTAAAAGTAAACAATGGTAGTCATGGTGCTATAAGAAAAACTTGTTATAAACATAACTTTAAAATAATAAACTAAACTAAAAAAATCAATTATGTCAGGATGTGGATGCAAAAATAAGAACAATGGTGGATCTCAATCTACTCAACAATCACCGGGTCAAGGACAACCGCAGCAAGTAAAAAATGCTACCGTTCAAGAGTCAGTTAAAAAAATCGTTGAGAAGTATTATAACAAAAAATAATCAATTTCTACCGAAGAATTATTAGGGTGGTTACGAAAGTTTCTACCTTTTTTTATATTTATAGATATGTCAAGAATAAAAGATTTAGTTGAAAAACTTAACGAAGGTGATTGGGACGATATTTCAAACATTTTTAGCGATAACATTATGTTATTTTTATCGTCAGTAAAACGAGCTGGTTTATTATCCACAATTGATTTAGACAACATTAGTCGTCACAACGAAGAATTGATAAATGAAATAATGTTATTTATCCTAAATAACGATCCATCATACCTTAATACAATTGTAAAGGATATTTTAACGGATGTTGAAGTTCGTGCCGATGGTTATTATTTAAAATTAGCAGATTTAGAGGAATTATCAGAGTTTTTTAAAGATGATAGTTGGAGTAGAGAATATAATGATAGAGAAGTTGTTAAATCGGTATTAGGTGAAGATTGGTGGGAACCTCATAGTGATACCATATATGATGTTTATGACGAAATTGTAAATGTATTAACCGATAAAAATAAAACTTTACTGGCAGAACGAATTATTGAGATAATGGGTAATGAAGAACTTTCCATTGAGGAATATAATACCGTTCTTTTTAATGATATGTCGGACGATGATGGTATGTTTATCATAACCGAATCAAATGTGATGTCAGTTATTAATGATCCTGACGCAATGAATAAACTATTTGAGGGTGGATTAAACGATTTAAAATATCAATTGAAAAATTTAGGTGACAACTCTTATAATAACGCATATAACGATGAGGTTTATTCCGAAGTATTTGATGAGTTATCAACCTATTTTGATGGTAAACACGAATGGCAAACAAAAGATTTGGAAAACAATAGAACCCTTCATATCCCTTATATTAAAATTCGTAATCTGAATGCAGATGTTACAAATTTTTTAGAAGCATTTAAAGGATATACAGATACTCTATTTTACTACAGTAGTTATACCGAAATGATGAAACATTATATGGATAATGATGGTGAGTTTTTAAGAATTAGAGTTCCTGATTATCCAGATAGTAGTAAAGTTGACGATTATATCAACGACGGGTTTCCTGATTACCTATATTAACAAACTATTTATATTGTTATTTTAATTTCATACACATTATAAAAATATAATAGATATGAGATTAATTAATAAAAACTCAAGAAGGGGAATTACAAATTTATTTGCCGACTTCATCCTTTCAAAAATCAAAAGAACAGAAAAATCAATAATCCAAGTCACAGATTGTGGTGCGTTTATGATTGTTAATGGTTTAACAACATCAAATGAGTATTTAGACATAAACGAAATTAAAAATGAATTTAAGGAATCTTTCGGTGATGTCCTGAAGGAATTGGAGATGTCGGATCTTAATACAATTGATGTTATCAGATACAACGAGGATATTAAACCAATTCATAAAGGTTGGGTTATTGTAAATAAGAATACATTCGTTGAGGAACCTGATCCTGACATTTCGGAGATATCTATTTCATCAGAATTTCCTTACGGTTATAGTTTAGATTGTGGTAGAATAAATACTTACTATTCACACTACATAATGAACCATATGTTTAATTTATTGGGTGTTGATGAGGTTTCGTTTTATTTCACAAATGAAGAAGAGGACGAGGATTTAAAAATCAAAATTGTCTCTGACTCAAAAATTGATAAGAAATCAATCAAGTCACTTATTCTTGATGTGTTTGATTTTGATATGGAATCATTTAGAGAGCGTTTATCGGACTATAATCTAATTGATGATATCCTGAATCCTAATAGAGACAAACCATACCTTAAACAAGATTTATTGGAACATATAATTCTTTTCTAACAAAAAACCCCATCCTAAAAAGGTGGGGTTTTGTTTTATTTCTCAATCCATTCTTTAATTATCTTAACACCATCTTCAATGTCTTGATAATCTCTGTCAGGAGCATATAACTCACTGATTGGTTCTGTTTCGGGATTCTCAATTAACATAAATGCCGGTACAAATTCATTCTCTGTAATCTCAACAAACATATTATATTCTTCCTCGTATTCGTCAATATCACGATCAACAAAATCAATCCCCTCTTTAACTAACATATCTTTCATATCAACACAATAGGGACATCCTTGCATTGTGAAAACAACTACTACCTTATCCATTAATTAATTCTTGAACTAACCCTTTTATTTCATCTTCCTTAAGAACTCCAACTTTAGTGGTTACCACATCACCTCCATTAATTACTTTAATAGTGGGAACACTTCTAACTCCTAATTTCACCGCAACATCTCTGTTTTGATCAACATCCATTGTATACATTTGAACATCCGTTGTGTTTTCCGTTGCAACTTTTTCAAATATCGGTTTCATCATCTTACAGGGCGAACACCAAACGCCATATAGCTCAACGATAACCTTCTCCCCATTTTTAATTTTTTTCTCTAATTCTTTACCTGTAATTTCCATATTATTTCAATCTTGTTAAATTTTTTATGAATAACACCACCTCATCAAGTTGTGTTATGTCGTATATTACTTTTATTTTATAAGTAGTTTCAATCTCCATTTTAGATAGGTATAAATATATCCCAGCATTATTTCTAAAAATACCTTCAGTGTGGATTAAAGCGCCTCCATAAGATTTACTATCAAGATACTCAATTGTAAATCGTTTAGTTAATAAAAGTTCGGGTGTGATTGGTATATGATCCATACACTCAATAACACTATAAACCTTATTTGTTTTCCCCAATAAGGAACTAATAAAGTCATCAATTTTTTTAAAATATTTTATTTCGTTTTCCATATCATTTTAAATTATAGGTATCCTCCAACCATGTCCTCCGCCCCCTAGTCGCTTACTAGGTGTGACACCCCTCAAAGTATAGGTATCCTCCAACCATACCACTAATAACCCCTTAATTTCCAAATCCTTCATACTAAAAACGGATTCCAAAAGTGACCAAATTCTAACATAATTAACGTAAACCCACCCATTTTTTTGATCCTGGTAATAATAAAACAAAGGTAATCTATCTTTATTAATATAAAATGTTCTATCACCTCTAACCACTTTAGTAAGATTCCCATATTCCTTATTTAACCATTTTAATATAATTTTTTGTTTATTCATACCATTTTAAATGTTGATGAAATGAGAGGGACGAGACCCGGGTGTGTATCCCCTCAAATTATATGTATCCTCCAACCATGCCTCTAATAACTCACGGATTTCCAATATGTCCATACTAAAAACGGATACCAAAAATGACCAAATTCTATTGTAATTGATGTAAACCCACCCATTTTTTTGATTTTGGTAATAAAAAAATAAAGGTAATCTATCTTTATCAACATAATATGTTACATCACCTTTAACCACCGAAGTTAAATTACCAAACTCCTTATTTAACCATTTTAATATAATTTTTTGTTTATTCATATCATTTTAAATTACGGAAGTGAATTTTACTTAAAGAAAATCTAGGTGTGACTTCCCCCATATTATAAGTTTCTTCCAACCATATCTTTAATAAATTTCTAATTTCCGAAATTTCCATACCAAAAATTGACCCCAAAAGTGACCATATTCTACTATAATCAAAGTAAATATTTCCCCCATATTCTTCATCGTGGTATTTGTAAAATACTGGAAATCTATTTTTATCAATATAGTGCGTTACGTAATCCTTAACTACCGGAGTTAAGTTACCAAATTCCTTGTTCAACCATTTTAATGCGAGTTTCTGTTTATTCATAATCACCAAAAAAAGGAGGGTGATTAACCCTCCGTTATTTTTAAATCATTTCTTCAGCAAGTTCCCAAAGTTTTGTGTTGATGTTGTTCACCGTCAAGATACTTTTAAGATTTCGTAATTTTGACTTTCTTCCTGTTTTAGTTCGGTAGTCAAATCCCCCTCTTACAAACTTCTCCTGAACCACATTGAATGTTGTCCACAAGTCATTCTTATTGTCTTCCACACGATTTGGTGTAAGGATGTCAACAAGTTGGTTATCACTTGGGATTGAACCCTCTGCCCATCGGATTTTTGACGCTTTCTGAACATACTGAATTTGTTCGTCAATTGTAAGTTCTCTCTCCATCATTCGTCCAACAGATCCTTGGATTATCGGTAATTTTTTTGAGAATCCGTCCATCAATCGTTTCACATCGTCAAGTTCAAAACCACTGTGTCTAACATTGAATTTTTCCGCTACTGATGTCGGAACCGTCAATCCATTGGAGCAACATAATCTGTGTAATCCCGCACTTACCGAAAAGGTTGACATACCATTGTGTGAGTTTCTAACAATCGCCTCAACCAATGTGTCTCCAACCGCAGGAAGTTGTCCGTGACGGAATTTAAGTTGGTGAGTTGCGTGAATACCTCTACCCGTTTGGCTAACATCAGAAATTTCCCATCCTTCACGATCAAAATATTCAATTACTTGGTCAGTTGGGACAAAAACATATTTGTCTGATAATTTGTTAGATGCCGAGGTAGCGAACACTGAAGGTGCTACGGATTTGATAAGTTCTGGTGTATAAATCATAATGTCTGTTTTTAATTACATCACAAAGATAGTAATTAATCTTTAATAACCAAATATGAAATGAAATTAATTCAAAATAATATCACCAAATTTTGTTTTCTGAATAAAACCCTCCACAACTTGTTCGGGATTTAAATTTTCCGATATATCCGGTATTTTAAGTTCCACAACAATATCAATGATTTGATTTTTAGTTAAAACAATGTCCTCACCTTTTTTGTGGTTCTCCTCACACTTTTGTCTTAATTTCAGATAAAACTCTTCTTTCTGAATGTTACCAACCAAATCAATTAAATCGTTTGGATTACTCTCAAAGAAATTAATTAATTGTGATACATAAATTTCAATATCAACATTACTCATATATTCAGATTTTAATTAGACATCTCTTGAAATATAGTAAAAACCTTCACCTTCTTCAACCATCATTGCCGATAATCTTTCAGGTATTTCCGTATTTGGATTAGAACCTGATAATGCAATAAGATCCAAAAATTCCAAATCAGCCAAAGATTCAGGTAAACTTTGAAGATTTTTATTGTTCTGTAATGTTAGGAATGTTAATCCTTCCATTTGTCCCAACTCTTCAGGTAGTGTTCTTACGCAGTTTTCAAGAACTAACGCAATAACATCTCTAAATTTACCAATACTTGGCGGTATATCCAAATCAAGTGTGTCATTTGATTTATTAGCAATTGTTAAGTATGTGATTGTTTCAGGTAAGTTTTCAAACAATTCATCAAATCCAAATAATGCAATGTATTTTGACGATGCGTCATTTGGATAAGTAATCTTAACAATATTATCTCCCTCCGTCGCTAATTGTCCCGCATATTTAACCTTCAATTCTTCTTTAAGGTTTTTCATTGTCGGCATATTGATTAATGCAATATCTGCGGTTGTTAGATTTGACAAAGATTTAGTTCTTAAAGAATCAATCTTTCTTGCCAAATAATATTTAACAACATCAGGTTCAGAATTTGTAATCATATCACCTGTCAAGTCCATACCCAAAGAAATATATTTCTTTTTAAGTTCTGCTGGTAAGTTAATATAAACTCTAGGTTTGTTAGTTAAGTTTGGACTCGCAATTTCCAACCAAAATTCAGCATCTTCAACTGAACCAAGTTCTTTAACCGCATCCTCTACAATACTAATGTTCTTATACTTTCTTAATAAACTTTTTTCTCTATCAGTAAGTGGATCAGCGGTGAATAAATATTCTTTGTCCGCCAATTTAGGAACTTTTGAAGATATTACATCCCAACTTTCAGTTTTATGTCCCGAGAATCCTCCCGCCATATTTTTACCATCGGCAATTCTTTTTCTTCCGTATTCATCAACCAAGATAACCACCGCAAAGTTTAAATCGTCAAATGATTTGTCTTTATCAATAACATAATAAAGTGTTAGGTTGTTCTCCAAACGATAGTTGTAGTATAAGTTACCACCACCAACTCTTGATGTACACCAAGGTCTTCCGTGTGCTAATCTAATACATTGTTCTTTACCATTTGGTTTGAAGATGTATAAATTATCTTTGTCGTAAATGTTTTCAATATCTTTAAAGTCGTCACCTTTCTTTTGTGGAACATCGTCACCATCAGGTAAGTGATCCAATGATGCTTCTAAATCATCAAATGACATTAACATAATTGGTGGAGTATTAGGTTCCAATCTATCATATAAATCAACATATCTTTCAATATATGAAAGGATTTGTTCATTTGTTAAATCAGTTCTTTCTCTTTTATATTTTTCAAAAGCCGCTTTAGTTATAATTCCACCAAATTTATTTTGGATTAACTCAACCAATCTTAAATAAGGATATTTCATAATATCTCTATTTGGTTCAGGTAAATAATTTCTTATCTCCAAGAATTTTTTAATCATTGACTTAACTTGTCTTTGATCAGAACCTTTACCAGGTCCTTTCATATATGTCTTAAAAATATCCCCTTCTTCTTTCTTTGATCTTTTAGATTGAATCAAAGATTTAAGTTGTTCGTATGAATATTTTGTAATGTCTC